TGGTTGTCGTCGTAGCCGGTGCGGTTGGCCTCCATGATCTTGCCGGTCTGAGTGCCGAAGAACATGCGACCGTGCAGATAGATCCAGCACAGCGCGTCCCATCCAGTGATACGACCCCAGGCGCCTGTGGCGCTGTTGGCGACGCCAACATACTGCTTGCCCTCCGGGCCGCCCGGCCACGTCGTGATGACGCCACCCCACTCGTCCCACTTCTTCATCTGCCAGGGAAACGTATTGCGTGTGGTCACCATGTCCCGCCATGTGGACTTGATGTTGCGGGTCAGGCTGGCGAGGTCGAGCTGGTCCTGCGTCTTGGTAATAGCCTGAGATACCGGAACGATGCCGTCGACCGTCGCTATCAGCAGATCGCCGCCGATCGACATGTGGGCGTTCTGCCCCATCGGCTTGCTGATCTGGTAGCGGCCCTCTTGCCGCCAGTTGGTGGCCACCGACGGGTCACCGCCACTGAATATGAGCAGCTCACCCTGGTCGGTAGCGAAGACGCATTTGTCGTCGGTGCCGTCGCCTGCATCTATTGACCATGTCGCGCCAAACAGCAGCTTACCGCCCCTGGTGGCGGCGCCGGACAGCGGGATCATCAGCAGCGCGCCCTGGATAGCATTGAGGGGCAGATACCAAGCGTTCATCGATTGGTATTCGATGAAGAACAGCCGGTTGCGATACTTCCAGACATAGACGAGATCCCGGCCATGCTCGACGGCGCTGTCTATCGGGCCGTTGATCTCGTCATTGGTCAGCTTAGTCCACGTCGTACCGTCAAACCGCAGCGGCGGGTCGCCACCGCTGTCAGTCACCGCGACCATCCAGTCGCCGCCCTGATTGGACAGTTGGGTGGCGGAATAGTTTCCTGACGACATCCCGGCCACGACCTCCTGCGGGAAGCCCGACACCGACACGTCGTAAAGCTTGCTCTGATTGGCGGCGAAGATCTTGTCGTTGCCGTAGGAGATGTATTCAAAACCAGAGATGACCGGCTCGACCTCGGGCAACTGTGCCCACCGCACACTGCCACCACGCAACTTGACTCCGCGCAGTGTCGGCACCCAGTTGTCCAGACGAATGGCGCCGCCCGGCTGCATGTAGGTAAAGTTCTCGCTCTCGATGATGCCGCGTGTTGGCGCCGGGAACGTCATGGTCTGATAGTGCTGCGCCACCTCCGGCTGCACCGGCACCCGTTTAAAGGCTTGATGTCCACTCATGGCGTCGGCACCGGCCAGGGATAGGAAACTCCAGCACTGACCGAGATCGGCGACCGTCCGGCGATGATCGGCGCGGGCTTGTCACCGCCCATCACCATCAGCAGCGCGTCGCCGTATGTCCCCATATCTTCGGCATACGGCGACCCCTTCTGAGCCTTCCACTGCCAAATCATGCCCAGCTTGTGGATACGATCGCCCAGGATGAAGCTGTCACCGTCATCGAGAAACGTGTCGCCAACGCCACCGGAAAACAGCTTGATGCAGTTCTTCTGGAGGTACGGAAACGACGCCGTTTCAGCGGTGCCAAGCACTGGGACGATATGCATCTGGCCGCCCATCATCGTCCACTCGCCACGGCTGTCGCTGTAGTTCCTGGCGCGACGGTTCGTCCACTCGTCAACGTCAGGAACGAAACGCATCGGCGCCACCAGAGTGGAAGAACGCCAGACGTTGGACGACAGCAGCATGCGCCTAAAGTCGGTAGGTAAGGTCCAGGCCGTGGTGACGCCGTCGCCGGTAACCACTGCGTTCTTGGTCAGTTGTGTCCACTCACGGGTGTCGTAGGCGATCTTCTGCGCCACCTCGTTGGCCAGCGTCAGCATCTCCGACATGGTTCGGTTGGTGCTGATTGCCGAGAACACCGACGGCGGTATCGCCACGCCGACGGTTAGGCAGACATCCTTGACCACCGACAGTAACGACATCAGGCAACTTTCTGCTGGGCCTCGTTAGCCATTCGCACCAGGGTCTTGCGGTTCAGCGAGCCATGCGGCGCGTGGCCGGTATTAGTCTTAATGAAGTCGCGCAGCATCTCCGGCGTCATGTGGTCGAACGGCCCGCCAGTCCTTTCGCCGTCCTTGTCGGACATGTCGGCGAGGGCTTTGGCATCGTCTTCGAGGATCTGATTGCGTGCCCGCAGCGCCTCCAGCTCCGCCAGCACCTCGGCGGTCGGTGCGCCAAGCTTGGCTTCGGCGATGAACTCGATGGCCTTGTTCTTCAGGTCGCGGCCATACGACCCCAGGTTCTTCAGCTCCTGGCCGTCGACATGGGCGAGCGCCTCGGCGGTGTAGATGTTGAGCGCCCGCAACTCGGCCCGGCGAGCCTCGGTGAGGAACGGCACATGCGTGAGCGGCGTGCCGCTCTTGGTCTGCATGGTGTGTTCCTTGAATTGCCGGTACTGGCGGGGAAATCGTTCGGCGTAGGTGATCGCGATCTGCTCCTGCGTCGCGTCATCGTTGCCCCAGTGCGAGAAAGCCAGCGCCGGGAAAACTGAAACATTGCGTGATCCGGCGAAGCGGATCTCGCAGATCTCCATGTCGTCGTAGATCGGACGGCCTTCCTTGACGGAGCGGCCCTCGTTCTTGACGGCGTGATGCTTGAACAGCGCAACGATGGTGCTGTCTGGATCTCTGGTAGCCATTGACGATGTCTCCGTCTGAGGGAATGTGAAAGCAAGCGAGAGGCCGCCTGCGTGTTGGGGACGTTGACGGCCTCTCAACAACCTGGAGGGTTTCTAGGCCGCCGGGTTGCTGTCGTAGAAGCGCCAGTTGAACATCGGATTGACCTGGGTCAGCTCACCCATCCACCCGATAAACTGCGCAATGGCGTCCTTATCAATTGGCATTTGGCCTTCGCCCTCGAACAGCTTGTCGAAGTTTCTGTTCGGGTGATAGCGAATGCGCAACGTGTCGGTGTCGATGCCAAAGGTCGTATTGGCAGGCATGTTTGAGCCAATGCCGCCATCGAGGACGATCTCCGCCCGCTTGCCGCCGCCGATATACTCCAGCGACGAGAACCCCAACTTACCGAGAGAAGTCTCGTTGGTTTGCCGCTGGATCGCCACGGTGGCCGCGTCGTAGGCCGCGTAGTGTTCCGGCGACATGATCAGCACGTCGGCGTGGTCCTTGCCGCGTGACTGTTTTCCCATCACCACGCTGAGCATCGGCCTGACGGTGGTGGCATTGACCTGGGTGCCAAGTGCCGGAGCCATGCTCTGGGCGTCGTAGGCCTTGGTCTGCCAGATCACGTTGGCACGATCGATGCCGCCGTACAGGCCGGAGTTGGTGACGATGGGGATTGCGGTGGCGAGCCCGGTGAGCTGCTTGCCGCCGTTGGCGGTGCCGTCGCTGTAGATGGCGGCGTCCATGGCGTCTTCGAGGGCGCGTTCGGCGGCCTCGATGTAGCTGTCGTAGACGTCCATCAGCTGGCTTTCGCCTTCGTTGTTCAAGATCTCCTGCATGGAGAGGATGACGGGCACCACGACCATCTTCGGATCGAAGTAAGCGTCATTGAACAGATCGATGGCTGGGTTGAGCAGCTGATCGTAGCCGCTGTACCACTGCGGGACGTTCTTCGCGATCTGCAGGGTCTGGCGAATGCGCGGACCAGAGTAGGTCTGCCACAAGCCTTTCCGGCGCAGCACCGAGAGCAGTGCGTTGTTGTTGGAGACGAGATCCTGATAGCTGGAGGAGCGATCCTCCAGCGTCATCGACAAGATTTGCTGATAGGCAGCATTAGCGTTGATGTTAGGCATGGCATGTCCGGTCTGTTAGACGCTGCCATTCACCCGCTTCATCGCGTTCTGGATGGCGTCGCGTCGGCCAATCTTGATGTCGCTCTTGCGTGGCTGGCCGTTTGAGGGTCCGCCGGATGGTGCGCCAGAGATCGACTTGTTTGATCGGGTCTGAGCCGGTGTGCCGGTGCGGGTCTGAGCCGCTTGAGGTGGTCGGAGGCGATAGGCGCGCTGGTATGCAGTCTCGAGATCAAACCCTAGCTGCACTTCCTGCTCTATCAAGTCCCCCAGTTCATCGAACCCTGGATGCGCGTCGGCGAACTGGTCGACGGCGGACCGGGTGTTCGTGAAGACCTTCTCATGGTGCATCTGTTGCACGTTTTGCGCAAGTGAGGCGACCATCTGGTGCAGCTGGCCAATCTGCTGGCTCTGCGCCTGCTGGCCATTCTGCGCCTGCACCATTTTGTGCTGATCGGGGGTCTGATTGAGAATGTGATAAGCGACGTCGCGCAGCCCAATCTTGTGGCCGTCGCGGGTCGTCAGGTTCAGATTGTTGACGATGACGTCGAGGCCGCCGACAAGATCTGACCGCAGCTTTTGCTCCATCCCGACATAATTGGTCAGCGCCCGCTGCAGCGTGGTGCCCTGCTGAGACGCCATCTGGTGGAAGTTGCGGATGGTGTTCATCTCGTCGTGGTCGCCGCGATACTTGCGATAGGCGCCCTCGAACTCCTGCTGCATGCGGTGAACTTCGCCGCGCACGCTCTCCGGCGCCGCCGCCCACTCCTGCTTGCCGCGCTCCGACATGCGCTGCGGCGGATCGCGGTATGGCGTGCCTTCCGGCAACTGGCGCGCTGGCTGGCCGGGCTGCTGCGCCTGCCCTGGCGCACGCTGCTCGCCGGGCTGCTGCTGCGCATCGGGCGGCCTAGCGAACCGGCCCTGCTCCCTATGCTGTTGTAAAACCTTGGGTTTTTCCTTCTCCATCGCCTCGGGCGGATTGTTGTCACCCATGCCGCGTTTGGCGGTCTTCGGCTTGTCGTCGGTGTTGGCCTTGTCGAAGGCCCGCTTGATGGCATCGCGCCGGTTGTCTGCCTTGCCGTGGCCACGATCGGCTTCGCCGGGTGGCTTCTCCGGCGCCTGCGATCCCAGCGGTGCGGGAGCGTTGGTCGGGTTCTGATTGATCACCACTTCGTTGGAAGCTGGTGCTGGTGCGGAAGGCGTGGATGCTGGTGCTGGTGTCGGTTGACTAATACCTACGTCTGACATGGGCTACCCCCTGGTGTGGGGCCGGTGACCGGCCTGATACATTTCGACGGCTTTCTTGATGGTCTGCCTACGCGCCGACTTCACCACCTTGTCTGCGGTGGCACGCACTTTCGGCTTAGGCTTCTCGGTGCCGACTTCAGTAAGGCCCAACGACTTACCGACAGCTCTGTATTGAGATTTTGACGTGTAGAAGCGCCCGTCGACCTGTTCGGTCTCGGGCATGATGTCTGATATAACGTGAGGACATGGCAGTGATGAGCGCGCCGGAGGTGTTAGCTCCCGCCTGACGCGCCACCGTCCTGGTTCAATCTCGATCAGTTCTAGTGCCACGCGCCTCTAATATCAGAGGTGCGGTGGCTAACACTACTGCGTAGGTCTTTTACTTGCGCTTCTTTGCAGACCGCTCGTCGTCATCGTCGTCGTGCTTGGTCTGACCGGGCCGCGCTCCAGGCTGCCCTGGCTTTGACCCAGGCTGTTGCCCAGGCTGCTGTCCAGGGTTCGGATTGGGCTGCCCAGGGTTCTGGCCAGGATGCTGACCCGGCTGGTTTGGCTGGTTCTGTGCCTGCGCCTGCGTCTGCGTCTGCGCAGTGTTCGAACCCGGCGGCTCGTTGATGCTCTGCAGATCCGGCGGGTGGTTCGGCGACAAGCCCTGCTTGTCGCTGTGGGCCTGATCCTGGTCTTGCTTCTGGTTCATTTGTGCTTCCTTGGCTTTCCGTTCCCGTTACGCTTTGCCTTCGTGGGCTTTGCGGCCCGCGCTCGTGGCTTGGCCTTGACGCTCTTGCGTCGCGGCTTTGGTGCCACCTCAGAACCCGGCGGCTCGTTGATACTCGGCAGCGCCCCTTCGGGGAGCTGCGCTTGCTGCGCAGGCTGCGCAGGCTGTACTTGCGGGTCACCCATGTTTTCACCTCTGTGCGCGTGATGCGCAGCGGTCAACGTCTGGATGATGATTTGGTTGTGTCGCCCTCTGGCGCATTGAAAGTA